TGCATTTATGATCCAAAGAAGGTTCATGCGTTTTAGAACCTCCTATCACCGCAATCCGGTGACTGGACTTGCTATTTAAAGTTGCGATCTACTAAAAACCCGGACTTGCCGGTAAAAATTTTCGATCATCAAAATTAATTCGGCATAGTCCGATCCCAATACTAGGATCCGTGTACGACCACAGTACACTAACTCTTTTGGGAAATGGGGAGCTACCCATTTGACTCAAAGTAACTCAAAATCTTGAACAATAATCCCTCCGGTTCCCCTTATCCACCTTACCCTAGGATGGACGGTCAGATCCCTCTGATTGTTGAACGCGGTATTGTCTGCGGTAGTCATATTTATATAGCCCTGTGCTACTTGGGGCTCTTCCGCTCTTAAACGGGATTTGGGGGGGCTGCTTCATAATACATACGGGGTAAGCCTGTGAAGAAATATACTTGGAAATCCTCTCCTGCAGCTACAAAGAGATCAACTCGAGAAGTGGAATCGTGTAAATACATTAGAAGTGCATGATTGTTATTCCACTGTGCAGTCAATGATGTGTAATTCTCTTCTTTACCTGCGGCAAACCTATAACGCGAATAAAAAGGAACTTCCCACTCCAATGTGGGATTAACCATTGCGTGTGTATAAGCTGCTCCGAGTGTTCCTGAGGGTACATAGTTGGAGTTTAGACTCTCATATGCTGCACGGCTCTGATTTGTGGGGCTTGAGAAACCGTATTGATTATATGCATAAGGGGCCGAATTAAATCCTTCACGTGTGACATACAGTGTTGTCCTATCTGCCCATCCACCGCGTTGTAACGCCTTATATCGAATGGATCCTCTCCATCCTGAAAAAGCATTTGTAACCCAGTGTAACAAGACAGTTTGACAAAAGTTGTAAGGAGCCAATGAAACTTGTTGGTTAATTGCTCCAGTGACGTTTCCTCTCAGATAGGGAAACGCACTAAGTTGAACACGCGTGAATTGTTGACCTCCATTATTATTCCCAATTGTTGTCCATGCATTATATCTCTTCAACATGGTACGAAAGGATGCAATAGCTTCACCTGTAAACACTTTATTAATAAGCTCAGTATCTTGTTTAGTAGGTCCTAAGTTCAAAGATTCATCTTGAACTGGTTTACTTGGTTCTGTCGTTTCTTGTACATCAGACATATCTCCCATTTGTGGTTTAAACACAAACTTTTGGAAATGGTTATCAGGTACAAAAACCTCAAAATCATCACCCATCGAAACAAAAACGTTTACTGTAATATCATTATTGACTGTGCTATTGGGCACTGTCAATTCATTCACGACCATTACAGATACCACACCATTACCTTCTTCACGATTTGTGTAAACACTGGTAGAATACATTTGTGTTACAGCATCGACACCTGGCAAATGGTGGTCCAAAAGTGTATTACTCTGACCATTACCAATTTCTACTGTGAAATCTTGCTCATCCGAAATGTCCACAATACGCATATAATTTGTGTTATACTCAGTGGATATGGTAGTACCATTCCATAATGCGTTAGGATCATACACCACTTTCAATCTCCCTTTATGAAAGTTTGAACAGACAATCTGAAACCTAAATTTCATAGTACCTGTCCAATACTTAAATGGCAATGCTGCCATTGCACACGCTGGAAAATGAAAAGCGACTGGGGGTCCAGATGACTCAGCCCAAGTACATGGGTCAACTCTTGCATTCCACAATAATGTTTCTGGTGCTGTTCCTACATTCCAGGAGAAACTCGTTAAGTACGATTCCCTTGAAGCTATGCTCTTAATACTTAATGAATCACATGAACCTATACCTGCAATTTTTGGATCTATAGTTAGTTCTTGTTTTTCATCTACTGTAAGTTTTTGAACAGTATCTGGAACATTGGTCAGTGCTAATGAAGCAGCAGGCGTAGGGCGATATGCCTCTGGTACGCGTGTCGTCGTTGGTCTTGAATAACCAAAGACCTTTGCCATTGCACCAATTGCACTAGCCACAGTTTCTGTAGCGAGAGCATAAGGTGCAATGTAAGGAATAGCTTTCAGCTTTCCCGCTACTTTCGCAACTGCTGAGGCAGGTCCAGAAACTACACCCTTTTGATTTGCTTCATCAACTTC